GAGTTCAGGTTGTAACCCGTCCCGGCGGATTCAGCGGAGAGCGCGCGCTTCTGCATCTCGTCGCGGTTGAAATCCGCCCGCGCGTAGGTGTAGTACAGGTCGCTTTTGTTTTCGACGGGGACTGCCGGAAAGGCCTTGTCCGCGACGAATTCAACTCCGGCGGCCTCCTGAAGGTAGGCCACGGAGATGTTCGTCAGCGGTCGGTTGACGTGAACGTCTTGTAGTGTTGGTTGAGGCATTTGTGATTTCTCCTTGTTTGTGAACGGCTACATCTTGTACGGGCCGAGGAGCAGCGCTGGAATGATTACGCCAGCGCCGCCCGATGCAGCCAGCGCGCGCGCCCGCACGAAATTGCCGCTGGTTGCAGTGATGGCCTGGCCACTGGCGTTGGCCATGAGCGGGTCGCCGTTGTTGACCGCAGCGCCGGTCACCAACTTGGTGATGCCGAGGATGGCGACCTCGCCCTCGACGCCCTGCGCGTTGGGCTTGTCCTGGACCACGCCATCGGCGACGGCGCCAGCGCCCGTGAAGTTGATCTGCCCGGACGAATTGACGGTCACGAGGTAGAACTGCGGATTCACAGTTCCGCCACTCGTGAGGTCCGCCGCCGCCGGAAGTCCTACCGTGCGTAATGTCTGTTCGAATGCCATGTCTGTTGGTCTCCTTTCGCCCTACCGGGCAAGGCGAACGCCAGCCCGTTCGAGCGTGGCGATCAAGCCCTTCGCGTTGTGCTGCGCCACGAACGCGCCGTAAACCTCGGGATGCTCTTCGAGCATGAGGGCGTAGGCGCGCTCCTTGGTCAGCTTGGTGGTACCGCTTTCGGCGTAAAGATTCGGAGTCTCTTTGCCGCGATTCTGGCGGGCGTAGCTGGTGGCTTGGGCTTCGATTTCCTGAAGCGAACCAACCGCGCCCTGGTTCGGGTTGACGTGGGAAGTAATCATGCTCCTCTCGCTTTCCATCACGCGGGCGGCTGTCAGCTCTTCGCTGATGTCCGCCACGCTGAAGTATTGGCCGTTGGGTTTCTTCTTGGTGAGGAACTCCGCGGCCTTGTCGGGACAACCGGCCATCTTGCACAGCGCGCCGATGGCTTCGATGTCGCCTTCCGGACGCATCCTGAGCGGCACGCCGGCCAAGGCAGCGACGCCGGCGAGCGGAGCCACGCCCTCCGGTTTCTTGGCGTCGCTCTTTGCGCCCTCGCCGCAGGCATGGCAGTACTCCGCGCCTTTGCGCAACTCAGCACCGCAGGCGTGGCAGAACTTGCCAGACGCCTCGCCTTCGGCCTTGGTGCCGCAGGCATGGCAGAACGTTGCGTCTGCGTGGAGCTTGGTTCCGCACGCGTGGCAGTACTTGGGTTCGGTGTTGGTCTTCTCGTCGCCGCCACCGTCGCCCGGCTTCTTACCCTCGGCGGCGATTGTGAGCGTTTCGTTGGGCATACTTGCTGTAACCTCCTTGGTTGTGGATCTTGCGGCAATCGCCGCCGTTGAACTCTGGACAGGCTCGCCGAGCAGTTGACGAAGCGCGTTCATGGCATCGCCCAGCGTTCCGACTTCGTCGGCCAGGAGCGGAACGGCATTCTCCGACCAGTACACGCCAGCCTGTGTCGCGATGATCTTTTCTGCGTCGGCCTTCCGGTTCCGCGCGACCGTTGCTACGAACTGCTCGTACTGCCGGTCAATCTCGGACTGGATGTCTTTCTCGGCCCTCTCCGAAAGCGGTTCATGCGGGTTCCCATCGACCTTCCTGTCGCCTTTGAAGATGTAGGTGTACTTGAACCCCTGCTCGTCGTTGAACTTCGAATCTTCCGCGTGGAGCACGACGACGCCAACGGACCCGACCGCTCCCATGCGCGTGACGAAGATCTTGTCGGCCGCGCTGGTCAGCGCGTATGCCGCCGAGAACGCGAAGTCGTCAGCGACCGCATAGATCGGCTTCGCGCCCCGAAGCGAATAGATGTAGTCGGACAGCTCCAGGCACCCGGTGGTCTCGCCGCCCGGCGAATCAACCTGCAGGAGGATCGCCCGCACTCCGGCGTCGTTGACCGCGTCCTGAAGGTAGCCCCCGATCTGCGCATAGGAACTGCAACCACTCAGCGCCGAAACCCAGGATTCCGCTTTCGTCAGCACGCCCTGGATCGGAATGATCGCGACGCCGTCGATCACCTGGTAGCCGCTGTCGTCGGCCTGCTCCATGTACGCCGCGGCGAACGGTTCCGCGGGCTTCACGCCGGCCACCGGCATGATCCCCAGCCGCGGCCCCAGCGCCTGGACGATCACGTCCAGCTTGGGCGGGTGAATCATGAGCGGCGTGTTCACAAACCGCGATGCAACACGAGTCAGATCCCTCATGGCTTCACGTCCACCTCTCCCTTGCTCGCGTCCTGCTGGATCTCGGCTTCCGTCAATCCGGCGTTGCGCCCGGTCAGGACCTTCCGGCCATCGCTGTCGTAGGACAGCCCGAGCTTGTCGGCTCGCTTGTTGTCGGCTGCCTGCTCCGCATCCACGGCACCGGCGTCGCGCCCTTGTGCCGCCACCTCGGTGGAACGCGTGGATAGGCCACTGCGGATGGCGTCGTTGGAAGCCTTGATGTCTTTCTCCGGGTCAACCCACGGCCAGCCGGGCGTTACCCACTGCACTTCCTCGAATGGCTCGGGATCTTTGCTGTACGCGTTCAGTAGATCAATGCCGAACACCAGCGCCAGCATCGCCTCGCGCAGCCAGCGCTTATAAACCGGGTGGCAGACCTGGAAGATGAAGACCGAATGTTGATACTGCTCGCACTTGCGGCGGAACTCCAGCAGGCCGGCGCGGATCGAAGAATAGTTGATGCCTGACAGATCACCGCTGATCTGATACTCGGCAAGCCCGGCGCCACTCGAAAAAGCTTGCAGGCACGTCCGGATGAACGATTTGAAATCGCCGCTATCCTTCGCTTCGGCAAACTGCACCTCTTCGCCGAAGTTCAGAACCTGGAACGTGCCAGGTTCGAGCTTGCTGATCTGCGTCCCCGGATCTGTCTGAGTCGGCCCGTTCTGGTATTGGTCCGGAGGGATGATCGGATTGTCCGGGCTGGCCTGCGTAATGAACCCGGTGATCATCGCCGCGAGCTTCTTGCGGACGATCTCGGCGTCCGTGTACTGCTCCAACTCGTAGAGCTTCGCGATCACCGATGTAAGCCACGGCTGGCCCCGGAACTGGCCCGCGCGAATCGGCTTGTAGACGTGCAGCACCTCGGTAGCTGGCACACGCTCCACCGACAGAGCATCCAGCGGGAAGAACATCGTTTCTCCCGGATGCGACTTCCAGAAGTGGTACGCCGCGCGCCGGCCATCGGTCTGAAATTCGATGCCACACCGGACGGAATTCTTGGGTGGCATCTGCTCGATAGCCGTGCGCCACAGCGGTAATTGCTCGGCCTCGATCAACTGGAGTTGCAGCGGAACTGTGAGCCCCTCCTTCGGGGAACGCGGGCGGAACCGCACGAAGCACTCGCCCGCCTCCATGACCTCGCGAGCAATCACCATCTGCTGGCCGTAGAAGTCCGTCTGGCCCGATGCGGGATTCCGCGGGTCGTACTCGACGTCGCACTCGCGAGTCCATCGGTTCCACTTCCTGGTGATCAGGTCGCGGATCTTATCGTCCGGATGGTGGGGCACCAGGCGAATCCCGCGACCGATCGCGTTGGCCACATACGAATCCACGGCCGCCGCCGCCCACGCGCTGTTGCGAACCGCGTCCCGATTCCGCGCCTGGAGCTCCAGACCGTGCGAAAACAGGAGCGTGTTGAGGCCGAGGAACGGCGGATTCCAGCCGATGCCGCGACGCCCGCGTCCGGCGGCGTCGAACGGGAACGTCCCCATCGCGCGGGTGCGCGGCACGCGCTGGACTGGGATCGGCATCGGCTCGTGCCCGGCTTGGCGCGCGAGCGTCATCAACGTTTCAATTGACACGGTGCTAGTGACCCCAACCGTTCGTGGTGTAGATCCGTACCTGGCGCACTTGCTGCGGCCCGGACTGCTGGGCGATGTCATTCAGAATCAGATTCCGGAGCTTCAAATAGTCATCCACGGAATCGAATTCGAACTCGCGATCCTGAAACCGGACTCGACTCGCGCCCTGCTTGCGCGCGGCGTCGAGAGCATCGAGATCGGACTGCGTGAATGCCATTAGAGATCCATCCTGAATCGCACGCGGTTGCGCGCGGCTTGCCTGCCATCCGTGCGCTGCTGTTGCGGCGGTTGTTTCACGTCCTGCACTGGAGGCGCGCCCACCCGGCGTTCGAGGTCGGTCCAGTGCTTCTCCTGGAAACGGTCGATGCCGACCCGTCCAGCCGCCGCGCGCGCATACACGCGGCAGTCGAGCGCCTCGTTGCGCTCGCGCATCTTTTGCCACTCGTGCCGGCGATAGCCCTTGACGATCTTCGTCACCAACTGCTCGGCGGTGATCTGTTTGAAGTATTCTTCGCTGTAGCGTGGGAAGTGGCAATATCCCGACGGGAAAGGAATCCCCTTCGCCACATCCTCATCGGTGGGCCGATCCTGTCGCAGCCACCGGTACAATTCTTCCTTGGCCATGCCGGAATTAACCGGCCAAACCCGGACGCCGCGCTTCAGCTTCGCGCCCATCGGCCCGACTTCTACCGGAGACGCCGAACCAATGAGCGATGGAGTCCGCGAATCGCCTTTGATCACCAGCACGCGCCCGCCCTGCCGCCGCGCCC